TGCCCTGAACGGCAAGCCGCTGGATTACTACCTGCTGGACCGCGCGCCGACCGTGGCATGCGCCCACGCCTATGAAACAGCCCGGCTGCGGGTTATGGCGCTGCGCGATGCTGGGCTGACGCCGCCACGCTGGAACAGCATGAAGACTGTTCCACCGGCTATCCATGCCGCGCTGTCGCTGACCAACAGCCTGCAAGTGATGGCCCGCAGCCAGGGCGCGCCATACTGGCCCACAGGCTACAACTATTGGAGGGAAGCAGTATGAAAGAGCCCCACCCCGCCGATGCCTTGACGGAAACCCTGCTGGCCTATGCCAAGGCAAAAAATATGGGCCAGGATTATGTCGCAGGATATCTCAACCATGTCCTGCGCCGGGTCGTGGATCGCCTCCCCGGCTATCACCGGAACATAGCTCTGGCTGATCTCAAAATGTCCCTACGCCTCACCGAAGATGCGTTGAAGGAGATTCAAAAATGATCACTACCCGGATCGACACCACCGCCAGAAACCTTGTCAGGCTGCTGGATGCGCTGGAATTGCACACCGAGGATTTCGCCGCTCTGGCAGGCATCCACCGCGCCACAGCATTCCGCTGGATCGGCGCCCAGGCCCCCGTGCCGGTCAGCGTCATCCGTATGCTGGAGCTGATGTTGGAAAAGAAGGAGAAGGCAGCATGAGCAACGCAGAACGCGCAAGTGAAGGTGTTATGAAATACAGGGAACTGGAGATGAATCGGCTGATCGATAATGGATTTACCGTGCGTGAAGCTGGTCGCATGATGGGTTTGACAAAACATCAATGGGAGCATCTTGCCAAAACTAGGGGCATCAAGTGCCTACATGGGGCGTTATCTGAAGCCAAATCAGATGCCGGTATCAAAGGCAATCAAACCCGTTGGGGGATATAATGCTGCATTATCACGGCACACCAATAACGCCTAGAACCGCACTTGCCACCATGCCTGGGCGTCATTTTTGCGTGTCATTTATGGCGCCCCATGATTTGGATTGGTGCTTAAAACATGGCGCCTCAGTGATGCTTGATAACGGCGCATACTCAGCATGGACCCGAAAAATCACCATTGATTGGAACGAATTTTATCAATGGTGCGAACCTCATTTGTCCCACCCACATTGGGCCGTTCTGCCTGACGTAATCGATGGCGATGAAAAGGCAAATGACAATCTATTGCGCGAGAGCATTTTGCCGCGCGAAATGACAGCTCCAGTTTGGCATTTACATGAAAGTTTAGACCGATTGCGCCGCCTTGCTGATGAGTGGCCAAAGCTTTGTTTCGGCAGCAGTGGTGAATTTGCCGTCCCAGGCAACAGAGCTTGGATACGGCGGATAGATGAAGCGTGGGATACTCTTGAGCAATCAGGAAGAAAGCCGTGGGTACACATGCTGCGCGCGATGAAGGAGGCAAGCCAGGGGCATTGGCCCTTTCGCCTCGGCAGACAGCACCAACATCGCAAGAAATCACAATGGAAGCAGCAAGGCGCCATCGCAAATACCTGAAAAGATGGCGGTAAGGATTGATTCCAAAAATCCACAACTTGGGAAACGTACCCCTCAATTTCGTTTGTTCGATATATGAAAGGAACCCAGCATGAGCGATACTGAAAAATCTGGCGAAGAAATTTTTATGTTCTCTTGTGCCATCACTGAACAGGTGGCCAAGATAGCTGTGAAAAGAGGCTTTGACCCCGCCGCGATCACCCTGATCATGGCGCAGGCGCTGGCCATGGCAATTGAAACAAACGGCAAGCCGGGCCACAAAAAGAAGATCGCCGCCGACATGGCGGCTGTCGTGGCAGCCTATCCACCCATCGACAACGACACACCATGCTGCGAGGCAATCCACTGATGAGCAACGAACCCGAATGGGGCTACTGGCTGGACCAGCCGGGTGGCACATGGATCATGTTGCCCAAGCTGCCGCTGATCCGCGCAGGCTATACCACCCCGCCCTTCAGCGTCACCCGGCCTGACGGCAAGGTGCTGCATGTGGTGGAACGGCGAGAACCCCCAAAATAGACCCCCAAAAACAGCATAGCGCACACATTTTAGGGTTTTTGTGTGCGCTATATTTCCCAACAAAATCAACCAAATAAAAAATAGATGCACTTTTTCTGAAGATTTTTGTCAAATTGTGCTTGCGGCGTTTGTCGCATATCGCTACAAGATCACTCAGGCAATGACGCCGATTGAGATGGAGATACGGAAATGACCTTCAACTTCGCAAACCACATCGGCTACTCTGACGTAAATCCCTACGAAATCGTGCGCCGCGTCAGCGACCGCACCATCGAAATCCGCGAAATGAACGCAGAACGCTCCAATCCCGCCGAAGACATGGGCTTCCAGCCCGGCGGCTTCGTGGGCCACTTCTCCGACCAGCACAAGCAGGAATGGACCATCACCAGCAACCCAGAAGCCCGCGTGATCCGCATCCGCCTGCAAAAGGATGGCAAGTGGCGCTGCAAGCATGGTGAGCGCTACACCCTGGCCGTGAAGCCGGTTAAATTTTACGATTACAACTTCTGAGGAGGATCAGATTATGCAAAAGACCGGCAAGCTTGTGACCAAGGATGAATTCTTCTCAATCATCTTCTCCCAAAAGCTTGATGTTCACCCAAGCCCGCAAAAGTATTACAAGGAATGGAAGCTGCGCGATGGACGTATATGGGCCATCACCAAGCCGGGCTATCTTCTGGAAGGTCCAGAAGAATACCGCATCCTGTGATTAGCCTTTAATCCAACCACAAGAACCTGCTGGAACAGTCCAGTAGGTTCCACTATATTTGGGGCAGGAGGCCATAAACATGCCGCGCCCCAAAAAGATACAGACCGAAACCGAAGCTGCACCAGCAAAGAAAAAAGCCGGGCGGCCAGCTTTGTATTCAAAAGACCTTGCAGATCAAATAGTTACACGCATGATCGAAGGCGAAAGCTTGGTCGCAATCTGCCGCGATGAGGCGATGCCTTCAAGGGCGACAATCTACAGATGGATTGACGAAAACCCCGATTTTGATGCACGGTGCGCGCGCGCGCGAGAAGGCCTTGCTGATTATCTCGTTGATAAAATTGAGCAAATGGCCGCAGAAACGACTGAAGATAACCATCAGTCAATGAAAGTAAAGATTTCCACGGCGCAGTGGCGGGCGATGAAGATGGCGCCCAGGATATATGGTGAGCGCCGGATTCAGGAGAATACCGGCCCCGGCGGTGGGCCGCTCCAGACTGAAACCAAGGTAGTGCTGGACGCTTCTGGGCTTGACCCAGAGGCCCGCGAAGCTTTGCGCGCGGCAGCCCTGGCCGCGTTGAACAAGGCCTGATCAGTGTCCCTGATCCGGCTGAATGGCGGCGTTATCGGCGCCCAGGACATCCTGAACGAGCTTGACCGGGTTGAGTGTGAAGAGAACCTGTACGACTTCCTGATGTCGGGCTGGCAGTACATCGACCCCTCGCCCTTCACGCCCGGCTGGGTGATTGAAGCAGTTGCAGAGCATTTGCAAGCCGTCTGTGACGGCGAGATCAGGCGCCTGCTGGTGAACATCCCGCCGCGCTGCTCCAAGTCCTCCCTGACCTCCGTAGCCTTCCCTGCGTGGGTCTGGGCGCAGCGCCATCGCAGCCCAACCAGCGGCCCTGGCGTCCAATTCCTGCATGCTTCCTATGCGCAGAGCCTGTCACTGCGCGACAGTGTGAAGTGCCGCCGCCTGATCGAATCGCCATGGTATCAGCGCCTATGGGGCGACCGCTTTGGCTTGACCGGTGATCAAAACACCAAGACCCGCTTCGACAACACGTTGGGCGGCAGCCGCCTCTCTACCTCAGTCGGATCAGCGCTGACCGGCGAAGGCGGATCGATCATCGTGGTGGATGATCCCAATGCTGCCCAGGAAGCCTTCAGCGAAGCCACCATTGAAGCCACCATCGAATGGTGGGACGGCGCCCTTAGCACCCGCCTGAACGATCCCAAGACCGGCGCCTTCATTGTGATCCAGCAGCGCCTGTCCGAAGAAGACCTGACCGGCCATATCCTGTCCAAGGAAGCCGACAACTGGACGCACCTGTGCCTGCCCATGCGGTATGAGCCAGAGCGGTCCTACGTCACCAGCATTGGCTGGCAAGACCCGCGCACCGAGCCGGGCGAGCTTCTGTGGCCTGAGCGCTTCGGCGAACCTGAAGTGGTGTCACTTGAGAAGTCTATGGGGCCATGGACCGCCGCCGGGCAGCTTCAGCAGCGTCCCGAACCCAAAGGCGGCGGGATCATCAAGAGGGATTGGTGGCAGCTTTGGACCGAGGATGCTTACCCGGCCATGGACTATATCGTGGCCAGCCTGGACACCGCCTACACCACCAAGACCGAAAACGATTTCTCTGCCATGACCGTCTGGGGCGTCTTCAGCGGTGATGTCGTGGCCCAGGCCGCCAAGACCGAGAACGGCGGCAATGTGGAGCGCAGCTATGGCCAGCAGCACCCGCGCGTGATGCTGATGCAGGCCTGGGCTGAACGCCTGGAGCTTCATGATCTGGTGGAAAAGGTGGCCTCTACCTGCCGCCGCA